CTGACTTAGTTCAGTATTTAGCCCAGTATGGTTGTAAGTTAAATCCACACTTTACTGGAAAGAATAAATGGGACACATCATTTGGTGTGGCTTCCATGTCCGCCTTATTTGGCGGTCTGAGGGACGGCAGATTTCAAGATAACAACCTGATAGAACTTCCATCCAATGAAGGTTCTGAAGGGTTAAAGTCTCTGGTGCAACAATTAATTACTTGGAAGCCAGATACCAAGAACCCTACTGACTGTGTGATGGCTCTATGGTTTGCTATCATTCGAGTACGTGAACTAATGCAACAGACATCCTTTGCTACTAAGTATGCCAACAACAGGTGGGCAACTAGACGTCAAAAGGAAATGCGACACTCAATCAATTTAGATGATGCCTTTGCAGAGCAATGGGCTGAAACTTACGGATAAGGAAACTAATGGCTCTTACCATTGAACAAATTGCAGCACGGGTTGATTCCCTTAAATACCGTGCATCAGAGCGTGATGCTCGTGCAGGCGATGTGCTATCTGTGCGCCAGGGTAAGATTGCAGAAGTCTATCCAGATTTCTTCCCTGAAGGCGTAGACGCAAATGTTGTAGCAAACTTTATTGACATCGTAGCCCGTGACCTTTCTGAGGTTATGGCACCACTTCCTGCAGTTAACTGCTCTAGCGCATCTCAAGTAAATGACCGTGCTCGTAAGTTTGCCGATAACAGAACACGCATTGCCTCAAATTATTTTAATCACTCTGACCTCCAAGTATCTATGTATACTGGAGCAGACTACTATGTAACATATGGTTTCGTCCCATTCGTAATTGAATTGGATGACGAAGCAAAGATGCCTCGTATACGCGTAGAAAACCCTCGGATGGCTTATCCTGAGTTTGACCGCTACGGACGATGCATTTCTTTTGCAAAGGTATATTCATTAACTCTTGGAGAGTTGGTCGCTCAATTCCCTGAATACGAAGTAGCACTACTTGGTCGTTCAGGTTTCAAACAAGACACCAACACTCTAGTAGATATTATTCGTTATTACGATAAAGACCAATCTGTGGTCTATGTACCTAGCCGCGAGAATTTAGTTTTATCCCGTGCAAAAAATCCAATAGGTAAGATGATGGTGGTCATCGCCAAGCGTCCTACTATTGATGGTGAAATGCGAGGACAGTTTGATGATGTTATTGGTATTCAGTTGCTTCGCAATCGTTTCGCTATGCTTGCTATGGAGGCTGCAGAGAAATCTGTTCAATCTCCTATCGTCGTTCCAATGGATGTCCAGGAACTACAACTTGGCGGAGATTCAGTTATCCGAACCAACACACCTGCAGGAGTTAGACGAGTTGAACTTACAATTCCACAAGGTGCGTTCACGGAGCAAACGTTGCTCAATCAAGAACTCAGAATTGGTGCTCGTTACCCAGAAGGCAGAACAGGCAACGTCAATGCGTCTATTGTTACAGGCCAAGGCGTCCAGGCTCTCATGGGAGCATTTGATACTCAAGTCAAGTCAGCCCAAGCAATATTTGCATCAGCACTTAGAGATGTAATTGGACTTTGCTTTGAAGTTGATGAGTCAATCTTTGATGTTCAAAAAACAATTCGTGGCGTAGATGCTGGTTCACCTTACGCATTAGAGTATAAGCCAAGCAAAGACATCAAGGGAGATTACTCCGCAGATGTCCGTTATGGTATGCTTGCTGGTTTAAATCCAGCACAAGGATTAATATTTATGTTACAGGCTCTTGGAGGCAAGTTAATCTCCAAGGATATGGCGATGAGAGAGTTACCATTCAATGTTAATGTTAGCCAAGAACAAGAGAAGATTGAAGTTGAAGATATGCGTAATGCTCTTATCTCTTCACTTCAAGCATACACCCAAGCCATTCCGCAAATGGCCACTCAAGGACAAGACCCTTCTGAGATTGTTACAAAGATTGCTAACGTTATTAAGTCACGACAAAAGGGACAGAGCATCGAAGACGCAATAGAACAAACCTTTGCGCCTAAAGAACAAGTTCCTCCTGCTGGTGCTCCAATGGTTGAGCAACCGTCCCCTGCTCCCGCTGCGCCAGTAGGAGGTCTACCTCCAATGGAAGAACAAGGAGTACCAGACGTTCAAAGTTTACTATCTAGTTTAACTTCAGGTGGAGCAGCAAACGCAAGCGTAAGAACAATTCGTAGACGATAGCAGTAAAGGGGGACATCATGACAACACTTGCTGCTATACAAGGCGATGGATGGTGTGTTATCGGAAGCGATTCACGTTCATCTGATGAATCTGGTCGTCCAATTGAAATGGCAACACACAAAGTCATTGAAAACAATGGAGTGTTGATTGCAGGTTCTGGTTCTGGTAGAGGTTCAAACTTATTGCAGTTCGGATGGAAACCACCTAAACCTAAACTAAGTGAAGACCTAGATGTCTTTATGACTAAAAGATTTATACCATCTATGAGAAAATTATTCATAGATGCAGGTTATGATATGAAAGAAGATGGGGACCATGCTTCGCACGATTCGCAATTCATTATTGGCATTCGCGGTATACTTTATCCTATTTTTGAGGATTACAGTTGGGACCGTGATGTTCGTGGCGTTTATTATTCTGGCTCTGGCAGCGATGTTGCCCTTGGTGCTATGGAGGCTCTTGGAGTACGCAACGTTAGCAACGCTGATAAAGCAGAAAAAATTATTAGGAAGTCAATCGAAATAGCAAGTAAGTGGGATATCTATTCAAATGGTCCCATTATAACTAAAATACAATATTCTAAGTAGGAGGAACAATGGCTGAAAATCGCGGAGGACCTCGTCCAACAGCACCACAGAATAATCCTGCCAATGTTTCTGCAACAGGTGGAGCAGGACAATCTGGCACACAAGGTGCTAAATATTATTCAGGTTTGCCTTATGGACAAGGACAGGCTATGATGGAGCAACAACAGGCAGCGCCTATGGCTGCAGGTAGACCAGCGCCAATTATGAATCCTATTGATTCTTTTCCTGCACCTATGCCATTATCTGAACCATCAACAATGCCAGATGTTCCAGTAACTGATGGAGCAGCATTGGGTGCTGGTGCAGGCATGGAGGCTTTGACAATGCCGCAAGAACAAGACAATGATGTTGAGAAACAAAGACTATTATCTTATCTACCAGCACTGGAGGCAGCCGCACAAAGCCCAAATTCATCACAAGCATTCCGTAATTATGTGAGAATTCTAAGGGCTAATCTTCTATGAGTGATAGAGAAGCGGCGCAAAAAGCATATCAAGATATGCAGAAGTCAAAGAATCCTTCTGCCTTTGATACAATGGGTTCATTCAACAGTTACTATGCTGGTTGGAATGTTAACGAGGTTAACTCTTTGCCAATGGATATGGGTAAATCCATACCAGCAAAGGATAGAGCAGAGGCTATCAATGCCTTTAATAGGTATCTTAAAAAACCAGGTACACCTCCTGCTGCAACACCTCAACCTGAAGAAAAAGGATTTTTTTCTAGAGCATTTGAAAAAGTTGAAAAGGCTTATAACTTTACAACACAGGCTGTATCATTTGGTCTAACACTACCAGAAAAGAATAATCCTATCTGGGATGGTGACTTTTCACTAGGCGATGTTAAGACTGCTTGGGACCAATCAAGAGATATTTCTGCTGGTCGTTCAATTATGCGTACAATGATTGGAAGACCCCTTGATACTTTTGAGGATGCTTTCAGCGGCATAGTAAAGACAGTAAGTTTTGGAAAACTATCTGGGGCAGATAAGTTTTTACAAGACCACATATTATTCGCAGCCAATGACTTCGATATCTTTAATAAAAAACAAAGAGAAGAAGCATTCCGTGAACAAAACGTTGGACGCTTTACATCATTTGGTACAGATGTAGTAGCCCGATTTGTGCTAGACCCAACAATTGTAGTTGGTAAAGCAATTAAGGTTTACAAAGGTATTACCTATGGTGTTAAAGGTTTAAATGACCTTAATGCTATCTTGGCTGGGGAGAAGACTGGATTCAAAGCCAATAAGGTAAAAGCAACCTTTAATGATTTTATTACTAAAACAGATGGTATGGATGCTGCTGATTTATTCAGAGTAAAGGCTATCCGTGAGTCTGCAAATCCTGCATCATTTGCCGATATCATGGCAGATGCAAACAAGATTGAAGATACAGCACTTCGTCATGCTGCTAAAGCAGATATTATTAAGATGGCTATGGGCGATGCTGGTGCAGCATCAAGATTAATGGACACTAATCGTGCCCTAGCCACAAAGATTGCCAACCTTGAAGATGAAATTGCTGATGCCAAGTATTTTGGTGCTGGACTAGACAAGGCAACTGGTCAACTTACATTTGACTTAGTAAACAAGGGACCTGATTTAGAGAAGGCTGTTGAGAATGCAGCACTTTATTCTGACGAATTAGCCGAGTTAACACAAAAATTAAATGCTGAGGCTATTCTAGACCCGACAAGAGTACCTCAATTTAATCAAGTTTCCAAACTTAGACAAGCGGTTTCTGGAAGCCAGAAGTTTATTGACCTACGTGCTGGCGCAGCAGGTGCCCCTATGCGTGTTTTAACTGGATTTGCCTATAAGCGCCCTAGAGGTTGGATTGATTTTACTGATAATCAGTCGGTTCAAACTGTAGATAACTTGCTAAGTCGTGTTCGTGGTGTGGCAAATAAACAAGAACAGGCCTATACTACACAGATTACATCTCTCAAGAATAGACTTAATACACAAACCCTTGCCCCTGCAGAAGTTAAATCACTTAAGACTCAAATTAAAGGTCTAGAAGATGATTTAAAAAAGGCTTCGTTTACAGTTGAACGCAAAAATTTATTATTTAATGAGTATGTTGCTGCTACAAATGCGGCAGAGCGTGCCAATGCTTTTCAAAAGATTGAACAAGAACTGTTTAATACAGTTGCTAAACAATTTGGATTTGATGAAAGCGATATTCGTGAGGCCTGGTCTTTGTTTTCAGGTGGACGTGCTAGAGCACACAACATTATTCGTGAAAGAGCATACACTGGTGCTACAAAAACTCTACCAGATGGAAGAGTTGTACCAGTAGGTTCAAAGGCTACACCTATTCTGGGTTCCGAAGACCTAAAATATATTATTCCTATGCCGTTAAACGAGACTCAACTAGTAAAACAGTTACCAGTTCTTGACATTGACACTATGTACAATGCTTTAACTCGTTTAACTAGAGCACGTCGCTCAGATGCTGCTGGTGTATACTATAAAGGCAAGGCTGGAGCGACAGACCTTATTGATGGTCTAGATTCCTTAATTAAGTTTGAGGTTCTTGCTCGCCTTGGTTACCCTGTACGTAACGTATCAGAGGGAATCATGCGTATCCTTACCACAACTGGGCCAATGGCTATTGTTGCTGGGTTAAAAGAGTCTAGTCGAAAACTAATTACCAATAGATTCTCTGGTGCATCGCTAGATGATATATATCGCTGGTCAGATGATGTTAAACTTCAGACATACCGCGATGAATTAGACGCAATGCGTGACCTTGCTGATGACCCAGACCTAATCGATTCTCAAATTAAAGAGATTGATGGTATGTTAGATGGTACTATTAAGGTACAAGATAAGTTTGGTTTAGGTCTACGTGAAGTAGA